AGGATAAACTAAATGACACAAACACAACTTGCACAAATGATTAACCCAGAAGTAATGGCGGACATGGTTTCCGCTAAACTACCTAAATTGATTAAATTCACTCCACTTGCCTATGTGGAAACAGAACTTGAAGGACAACCAGGGAACACTCTAACAGTTCCAGCATGGGAGTATGCAGGAGATGCGACTGAGGTCGGAGAAGGTCAAGCCATTCCACTAGACCAATTGACTACTAAAAAGGCCACTATGACCATCAAAAAGGCTGGTAAAGGTTATGAAATTACCGATGAAACTCTTTTGTCAGCTCATGGCGACCCACTAGGTCAAGCGACTTACCAACTTGGTTTGGCTATTGCTAATAAGATTGATAACGACCTTGTAGAAGTTGCTAAAACTGCAACTCAGCACGTCTCAGAAGCTCCAACAACTCTTGCAACTATTGATAAAGCCCTTGAAATTTTTGATGACGAAGAAGATGCGCGATATGTTGCTATTATCAATCCTAAAGATGCTAGCAAGCTAAAAACTGACGTAGCAAAAGAATGGACTAAAGGTTCAGAACTTGGCGCAGGTATGGTTGTTTCTGGAACCTTTGGTGAAGCAGCTGGTGTGCAAATTGTACGCTCTAGAAAAGTTGAAGAAGGTAAAGGCTTCCTTGTCAAAGTGTCTCCTAGCCAAACTCAAACAGACGACGCCAACAAATATGGAGCTTTTGTCATCTTGCTAAAACGTGACGTAGCTATCGAAACAGACCGTGATATCATTAAAAAGACAACGGTTATCACCGGTGATGAACACTATGGTGTTTACCTATACGACCCTACACGAGTTGTAAAATTCGGTGAGTAAGAGGTGATGATATGAGCTTATTGCTACGACGTCATTATATCCAAGAGGAACAAGCTAGCCAGTATTCTGATTTAGAGAATAAGACTCTAGAAGAGTTGAAGAATCTAGCTAAAGAAGCTGGCTTAGCTGGGGCCTATAAGTTATCAAAAGCCGAAATTGTAGAGGTGTTGGAGGATTTAAAAAGTGAAATTTAAAATCAAACAAGATTTCTATGATTGGGAATCAAATGTGAAACGACTGACAGGAGAGGAACTCGAGATTACTGAGGAGCGTTATGCTGAGTTGGCCAACAATTTTGCCAGCAATGGTGTTGCTATCTCAGATGTTCTTGAGGAAATCCTCCCTGAACATGAGTTTTTAGAAGAGGATTGATATGTCTATAGAGTTGCTGAAGAAATTAACAGGCGAAGAAGATACTCAGCTTCTCATGTTGCTCCAAACGAGGGCTACAAATCTTATCTTGTCAGAGACTAATCGCACATCTTTGACACCTGCTTTAAGTCTCTTAATACCTGAGGTTGCTATCGAACTCCACAACCGCTCAGGAGCGGAAGGAGAGCATTCTAGAACCGAAGGTGGTATAGCAGTAGTCTACGGAGAAAACGGCCTGTCTACAGGTCTTTTACAGCGTATCCGCATGCACAGACTAGCAAGGGTGGCAGGTCATGTTTTTGAAGCAGAGTAGACTGAAACCTTATCCAATGCGACGGTTTGAGAAGACTGTTACAGAGGAAGGTGTCACAAAAGAAGGATATGCCAAGAAAGCTGAGACAGTCCGCCTTGAATTGTGGCCAGCTAGTAGCAAGTTACAATCCGAATTGTATGGGGAGCGTGTCAATGATATTTTGAACGCAAATGCCAACAAGTCAGCCACTATCAAAGTAAAAGATGGTGTGTGTATCGATAGCCAGACGGAAGTGACTCATAGGGTTATTTCTAAGAAGGTCTACACACATCATCAAGTTTTGGAGTTAGAGCGTGTCAGAGCTACTAGGGGCAGATAGGCTTATAGCTAAGTTCAGAAAGTTGTCAGATGTTGCGCAACGAGATATTGTTTCAAAGGCGGTTCATCATGCAGCCAAAACCATTGTCCAAGCTGATGCTAAAAGACTTGCACCAGGTAACAATGGAGAACTTAGAAATAGTATCAAGACTAGGGTTAAAATGGACGGAGATAAAGTTATAGGAGAGGTTTACACAAATCTACACTATGCGCCATACGTAGAGTTTGGTACAGGGCCAAAAGGACAGGCTAGCCATTCTGGTATCTCTCCAGAGGTCAGTGTGTCTTACAGGTCTAGTCCTTGGTATGTGCATGAAGACCAAATCGATGTAGGACCTTACCACTTTCAAAAGATTGGGGAGTTCTACAAGATGTATGGTCAACCTGCCCAGCCTTATCTTTATCCAGCATTGAGAGACAATCAAGAGCGTGTGTCTAAGAATATTTCGAATTATGTCCGTAGAAAGATAAGAGAACAAATATAATGATCAATATCAAGCCTGTTATTTATAAAGAATTGCAAAAGGTCGCAGATAATGTGACTGATACTTATCCTAGCGATTGGGAGAATTTCCCAGTCGTTATTTTTTTGGAAGAACAAAACAAGCCGGGTGAATGGTTCGACGACCAGGAACAAAAATCATCTATCCGCTACAAGGTGGATATCTTTGATGATACCAGCACTAGTGAGTTAGCTGTTAAAATCAATCAGATTTTTGAGTCTTTAGGTTTGCGAAGAACCGACTGCCAAGACGTACCAGACCCGTCACATTTGAGACATAAGGTCATGCGTTTTGAAGGGGTTGTTGACTTACACTCAGAGCTTGTTTTTCAATTTAGAATGGAGAATTAAACATGTTAGCAAATGGAATTACGTTAGCTTATGGTACAGCTAAAGGAACTTATACTAAACTTGCTGGGTTGAAAGAAGTACCAGAGTTTGGTATTGAGCCTGAAAAAGTAGAGAACACTACTCTTGAAGACAAAGTTAAAAAGTATGAATTCGGTATTGGCGACGCAGGGGAATTGGAGTACAAATTCGCTTATAAGAACGACGGAGAAACCGCACCTTATCGCGTATTGCGTAAAGCGGCAGACAACAAGACGAAACTCTTCTTTGAACAAACTTACCCAGACAACACTAAAGTTCATTTTGAAGGTCAAGTATCTGTTAAGCTTGGTGGTGGCGGTGTCAATGCCGTTATCGAGTTTACCCTTAAAATTGCTTTGCAGTCAGAGTTGGAATTTGTAGACGGTCTTGGAGGTTAATTAAATGGCGTTAAAATACACAACTTGGAAAGTTACTGATGAAAAAGAGTTGAAGCTACGTTTGACATCTCATCAAGCTGCAACTGTGGAAGAAAAAATCGGCATGAACTTGTTAAAGATTTTTATGCCTGAAGCTGGTGAAGAATTCACTTTACCGCCTTTGAAAGTTATGTTGTTGTTAGTTCATGGAGCCTTGCAGCAGTATGAACATGGGTATTCCTTTGAGGATGTCTACAATCTATACGATGAATATGTCGATAACGGTGGAGACCAAACGACCTTCATGTCAGAGGTTTTAATGCCACTCTTTGAAGTATCGGGTTTTACTCCACGAGGAAGCAAGGACAAGAAAACTTCCAAGAAGAAAATGACAGTAGTCGAGTAATCTTAACGGTAACGCAGATTATTGAGAGGCTTTACCCTATGTTTTTAGACATCGGGGGCAAGCCTCTTGATTTTTGGGATTTGACGGTGCTTGAAATCAGAGAAATGATTGAAAGCTACAACCGTGTCAAAATCCAAGAGCGTAAAGAAAAGATTATTGATTCTTATAGACTTTCGCAGATGATATCCAACCACATTTCCTTATTGTTATCCAAAGATGCCAAGGTCTTTGAGTTCTGGGAGTATGCGCCTGAGTTATTTGTAGAAGAACAACAAGCGGTAGAACAGGAACGACAGAGACAAGAGCTTTTGCTACATAAGGAACGGATGCGTAATTTTGCAGAAAGACATAATCGAAAAAGGAAGGAGGAAGTAAATGGCAACTCTTGACGAATTGAAAGTCATGATTGACGCTGAGATAGCGCCTTTCAGGAAGAAGATGAAAGAAGTCGAGAATCAGGTCAAAGGAACATCTGACCAAGTGAAAAATGCCACTGCTAAAGTTCGTGAACAGTCGAACTCTATCGGTAGTGCGTTTGGCAAACTAGCCAAGTTCGCTGGTTTTGCAATCCTTGGTAAGAAAATGCTTGATGTTGGAATGTATTCAGCGCAGACGGCTCTTGAAGTATCAGCGTCTATGAACCAAATCAAGCGCCAGATGGGCGAGAGTTCGCAATCTTTCTTAAAATGGGTTAACGATAACGCCAACGCTATGAATATGGGTGTGGGTGAGGCGACCAACTACGGTGCAGTCTACTCAAACCTATTTTCTGGATTTATCAAAGATACTAACAAGCTAAGTGCTTATACCGCTAAGATGTTACAGACATCGGCAGTTATTGCTGAAGGTTCAGGGCGTAGCATTACAGACGTTATGGAGCGGATTCGTTCAGGTTTGCTAGGGAACACCGAAGCGATTGAAGATCTAGGAATCAACGTCAATGTGGCTATGATTGAGTCCACTGAAGCCTTTAAACGTTTTGCGAACGGACAAAGCTGGCAACAATTGGACTACCAAACCCAGCAACAAATCCGTCTTATGGCTATTTTGGAACAGGCTACAGCTAAGTATGGAGATACTTTATCCAACTCAGTAAACGGCAGTATCAGCCTGTTTAAATCGCTGATGAAAGATAGTGCATTGAATTTGGGTAATGCTATGTTACCGATTATCAATGCGATCATGCCTGTCTTGAACTCTTTTGCTATGGTTTTGAAGAACGTTACGGCAAAACTCGCTGAGTTTATCGCTTTGATGTTCAACAAGAAAGCAACAGTGAAAGATGGTGTTGGTGGTGCAGTTGGAGACATGGGTAACGCCATGAAAGACGCTGCAGGCGGAGCAGGAGACCTTGCTGATGCAGTAGATGACGCTGGAGATTCAGCAGGAGGACTTGCTGATAATCTTGGAGACTCGGCCAAAAACGCTAAGAAGGCTGCTAAAGAATTGCTAGGTCTTTTGGGATTTGATGAGATTAACATCTTGCAAAAACCAAAAGACGATGATGCAGGCGGTTCTGGAGGCGGGGGGGGGGGGGGGGGGGGGCGAGGGGGGGGAGGGAAGGGGGGGGG